CCGTCAAAGTTCCTTGATTTTCTGTGTATAATAGTTTTCATTTCATTCTCCATGTTTGATTGATATCGGTTAATTCCGACACCACAATATACAAAGATTACAACTGTTTCCAATAACATATTTACATATAATGATATATAAATGGGCTTCACGACAAGGAATTTAACAATATTTGCAGGGTTTGTACCCAATTGCCAGAACATTTACTTATATATAGAGAAGAGATTCCAATCCGTATCTGACACCGAGGGAGTATGGGGAGGATAAGTGTATATCCCTATGCATCGCCCACCATCTAAGAATGGACAGCGAATACAGGGTCATGGGGGGTCATTTGTATAACAATTTAGGTAATATGTTATGCAGTTTCTCGTCGAGAGAAGGTTGGATACCCTATTATATGGTCACTCTCAGTCATCATGGCATGGATTCAGGGTCACGGATGGTCGCATCATGGGAGTGCGATAAAAAATAATGTGTCGTCGGTGACCACCCAGTCGGTGGGGGCGGGGGTCTCGTCATCTATATAGTCCCCATTGTTATATTTCAGGTAAAATAAACAGGTTGACAAAGATTACAGATATGTAGTAAACTACGGAAGGATAATTTATGAAACACAAAGATTATAAAAAATTAATGAAACTCCCATTTGAAGATTTATCAGAAGAAGACCAAAATAAAAGAAAGAAAGAATTTCACCGAAGATTAGAAGTGGCACAAATGTTTCTTAATGGTATAGTTAAAGGTTATATTAATAATGATATAGAAAAATTGATGGAAGATGATGACCCCATGAAAGAAACTGTAAAATTGGTTAAGCTTCAGATAAATGAAGTTAATGGTATGTCTTAGGTATAATAGATATGATAAAATTCGCTATAGGTTTCGTTATGGGTTTTGTTTTCGCATTTTTAGTATGCGGAGCAGCCTTAATGGCAAAGGATGAGCGAGATTTAAAGAGAAGGCGACTCCGTAATGAGACGGGAGCTTTTTGGCATAATAAAAAAGAGAGGTACAAGTGACATTAAATATCACAGAGATAGTTGAGGTATTCGGTAATGAAACGGCATTAAAGGTAGATGGTTACGATGATTGTATAGTTGGTGTAGATGGTGATGGTCGGTTGGTATATGACAGGATGAAGATGTTGGACAAGTTAGGGAAGGATATGAGTCCTGAAGATGCTGAGGAGTATTTTGAGTTTAACATAGCTGGTTCTCACATGGGTGAGATGAATCCGTTATACATTAATTTACTAAGTAAGGATGGCAGTTTTTGCGAGCATATTAACACGGAGTATCAGCCGGAGGAAAAGGACACAAATGTTGTAGAGGGTTTAGTGTGTACAGATTGCGGTAAGGATTTAGACCCCCCGGAGCCAGATTGGGATTTAGAGTTACACAACAGTCCATTGGGAGCAGGTTTTGCTCATAAGGACATAAAAGAAGGTTAGTAATGGTAAAATTATTAAAGACGAGTGAGTTATGTGAATTTCTTGGTGTATCCCGTCAGTGTATATATAAGTGGCGTAATCAGGAGAATCCGATACCGACAGCTATTAATAATACGAATGGTGGCGGTAAGTTAATCAGGTATAAATTAGAAGATGTAATGATATGGTTAAACAGTAATGGAAAAGAAGAGAGAGCCAAAGTTTTACGCCAAGAAGAGGACTAAGTCTGGTAGATATATTATTATTGCCGAGGGCAATACCAGACAGGAGTTGATTGAGCGTATTAAGTTAGACAGTAACACATACAGAGAAAGAGCAATAGAGAGGTATAAAGATGGCAAAGAGATACTTTGATACAGATATATGGAAGAAGAAGTGGTTTCGTAGTTTATCCCCGAAGTATAAGAGTTCATGGTGGTATTTGATTAGTCAGTGTGACCATGCTGGATTTTTTGACCCAGATATAGACATAATGAGTATATTTGTAGGTGAAGAATTGGATGAGACGGAGTTAATGGAAACATTTTCAAGCAGGATTGAATATTTGGAAAATGGTAAATGGTTTATACCGAAGTTTATACAATTTCAGTATAAGGTGTCGCATCCAGATGAATTGAATTTAAGTAATAGAGTGCATAAGTCCGTCTATGAACGCATAGAAAAGTATAGTTATTTGTTTAGACCCATCGATGACCCTACCAAGGGTCATGTAAGGGTCATGCAAGGGGCATCCAAAAAAATGGAAGGGGCTAAAGACAAAGATAAAGATAAAGTCTTTAATACTAAGATTAAACAAATAAAAAGAAAGGTGTTTAAAATTCCAACTGAAAGTGAAGTAGTTAAATATTGCAAAGAAAGAAGTAATTCGGTTAATGCGAAGAAGTTTATAGCTTTTTATGAATCTAAGGGTTGGATGGTAGGCAAGAACAAGATGAAGGATTGGGAAGCTGCTGTTCGTTCTTGGGAGCAGGCAGAGCAGAACAACAATAGTTCCATAAAGGGTTCGAGCAGGGCATTCGTACAGGAATCGGATAAGCAGAGGGAACGTGATTTCTAAATACAAATTCAGACCACACAAAGGTAAGCAGACGGAGTTTTTAAAATCTACTTCGAACTGGATATTTTATGGTGGAGCGAGGGGTGGTGGTAAATCACTGATGCTGGCATGGAAGGCAGCGTTAGTACCGAGGGCATACCATTATGAGCGTTTAAGGCGCAGAATAGAGCCAGAACAGGCAAAACTATTAAAAGCCGAAGGTAAGTCCGTTAAAACGGTTGTAGACGCTGTATCGATTGATTTTCCTGATTACATTGGTATTTTGATGAGGAGGACATTTCCCCAGTTGGAAAGGAACTTGAAGCCGGAATGTGATAAGTTGTATAAGCTGTACGGGGCGAACTGGCAGGAAAGGAATAAATGCTATGTGTTTCCCAGTGGGGCAAAGATTTATCTGGTTCATTGCCAAGACAGAAGGGCGTTGGATAACTACATTGGCGGTAACTATAATTTCATTGGGGTTGATGAAGCGAATCAATTTCCAGAAGACTGGATAGAAGAGCTTTCTACATCCGCAAGGACGGATAACGAACTGCTGCAGCCGCAGATATGTTTAACATCCAATCCCGGCAATATTGGTCATATATGGCTTAAAAGAAAGTTCATTGACCGCTGCCCACCTGTTGCCATTGGGAAACCGAAATATAATGAACAGTTCGATGTTTATTATCAAAATCAAAAATCAGGAGAACCATTTGTTGACGAAGAAGGTATTAGTTACCATTTTATACCAGCGACAGTATTTGATAATCCGACACTACTGGATAATGACCCGAATTACGTCAGAAAATTAAAAAATTTAAATCCTGTATTGAAAGCCATGTGGCTGGAAGGACGGTGGGATGTTTTTGCTGGAACTTATTTCGATAACTGGAATCCCATGCATCATGTTATACCGAAAGCATATTTCCAGTATGGCGTTCATTTCAAGAAGAATACCCACACCCTTTACAGATTTTACGATTATGGCACAAAAGCACCATTTGTCTGCTTGTTTGCTGCAGTTGACCGTGACGACAATATGATAATATTTGACGAAATAACCGAGACTGGGCTATCCGCATCCAAACAGGTAAAGAAGGTCAATGAATACACTTGGGAAACTTATAAATTAAAACCAAATGATTTCGATGATGATATTGCTGACCCTGCATATTGGACGAAACATTCCGAAAAAGAAGGTATGTTATACTCACCAGCGGACTTTTATGGCGATGATGGAATCTTTTTATCCAAGGGCAATAATGACCGTAAATCTGGAGCTAAAATTGTCTATGAAGGGCTGGAAGCACCAGACGAAGGGGTTCCCCGTATTCGGTTTACAGAAAATTGTTTACAATGTATTGAAACATTTCCTAACTTACCATCGGCAGAAAATGACCCCGAAGACATTGATACCAAAGCGGATGACCATCATTACGATGCTCTGCGCTATGGTGCATTAAAAGTTCTGCCAAGCCTTGCTATATATGAAAAAAGAAAAAAAGGGTGGCGTTATCGAATAGGAAAGTCTGATTCTGATGGCAGCACTAACTGGAAAACAGCATAATGGCTAAAGACGCATACAACAACGATTCACCATCTGGTTCGCAATATGCAGCGGGGGTACTATCCAAACAAGCCGATAAGGTTTTAAAGTGTTGGAAGTACAGCAGAGACTCATTCGAAGTAGCAAGAAAAGACTCTGAAAGGGCTGTCAGGTACGTCAATGGAGATTCTTACACTTCTGACGAAAGAACTAACGCTACCAAGTATAAAAAACCATTACTTAAATACAATATAATCACACCGATAATCAGCACACTCGTCGGTAATGAACAATTAAACCGCAAAACAGCAAAATTTAAACCGACAACAATTGAGTCTGTACAAGTAACAGATATTCTGCAAGGCAGATGGAATGCAATTATTGACGAGCAAGACCTTGAAGATAAACTGCAAATCGCATTTATTGATGCATTATCCACAAAGCTGGGGGGCTGGATTCAGAGGAGCTGGGAAGTGAATGAAGAAGGCTATCTGGATTTTAAATACGATGTATTGAATAATTTTCGTGTCTATGTAGACCCGGAAACACGGGCAAATGATTATGATTTAACACATTGCCGCTGGCTGGTTAAGGAAGGCTGGGAGTCTTTAGACGTTATTAGCGAACAATACAGCATTGACCCATACGACATGAAAGTTGAAAGGTCAAAGGCGTGGTATCAGTCATTATCTGAAACAGTCCGTAGAATGACAGATAAGACCTATTCTTCGAATCTTGAGAATTATGACAAAATAAATGACCGCTACAGAGTCCTTGAGATGCAGGAGCGTGTCGTGATTAAAATGGTAAATGTTTTCGATGGTAACGATTACATGGTAATACCACGAAAAGAGTTTAAAAAACTTGAAAAGGACAACCCAAGTCTAATGGTTGTCAGGGAGTTTAATAAAGACCAGATTCATACAACGACCATTATCCCTTATTTCAAAAATTTAATTGTCAAAGACGAAGACATGGAACAGCCAACGTCGAATTTTGACTGCTTCCCCGTCTGGAGTTACAACTACAATGTTCAGATAAATGAACAAACATCACTGGTTGACCATCTGCTTGATATTCAGGACGATGTGAATAAAGCTAAATCCCAAGTCAGGGACTATGTAACGCAGATATTATCGGGTGGGGTTTTTATTGATAAGCGTGAAAAAGAAACAATTAAGGCTTTGAAGGAGAAAGGAAACCAGCCAAACATGGTTTATGAGTTGAACAACCCTTCCATTGTACCTCAAAGACTTTCTCCTTCATCTTTGCCGCCAGACATTATGCTGAATGCGGAAAACAGTGTGGCATTTGCACAACGGGTATCTCTGGTATCTGAAGCTATGAAAGGCGAAACAGCCCGTAGTGGAGAGTCTGGAGTTCTGTTTGAACAGAAAGTTCAGAGAGCTGCTGCTGCAATTAACCCGTACTTTAAAAATTTAAGTCGCTTAAGAAAGGTTTTAGCAAAAGATTTTGTGGATAATTTTAATTACGTTTATTCTGAGATGGATAGAGTTATCCGAGTGAAAGAAGAAGGCAAGTTCAACGAAACAATTATGAACCTAAGTGTAGGGGCGCAGGTATTTAACGATGTAAGGAACCCATCGCTGTATGTCGAATTAGATGAAGGCGAAAGCAACATCACCCAGAAAGAAGATAATTTTAACCGTATGGTTGCAATGGCGAATCTGATTGGTTCAATCAATCCGCAACTTGTCGATATTAGAACACTTGTAGAAAATGCCCCAATTGTGGGTTCGGATAAATTTGTCGAATACATCGACCAGACCATGCAGATGCAGTCAGAAGCTGCACAACGTCAGTCAGAGCTGGATACAACTAAACAGACTCTTGACAATATGAAAACAGAACGTGGTATGGTGACAGATGAAGAAAAATTAAGATTAGATGCTCAGAAAATTGGGCAAAACAAAGCAGGGTAATAATTAACAAGGAGCAGATATGGCTATAGTAAAAGATGAAAAAGCAAAAGCGGCTTGGATAAAAGCAAAGAAGAAAAAGAAAAGGAAGCGTTTATACGAAAGTGGGAAAAAGAAAATCAAAAAAGAAATATCTGGTGCATATAAAAAGGTCAAAGCAAAAGGTAAAAAACTTTTAAAGGGTGACCCATCACATAGCGGTAGAAGGGTTCAAGTAGATGGTAAGTGGATAGAAAAGCCACCAGCTAAACCTGAAGGCGCTCTTATGAAAGAGAATACGTCCCGATACCCATTCGAGGAAAGGACAGATTTTGGGAAATTTAGCCGTGATGCAATTCGCAAGAGCAAAAAGAAAAAGAAGAAATAATATTGAGAAGTGAGTGAAAAACCCAAAACAGCAAGAAGTTATCGTGGCGCTGTCGTTGATGATAATGCTGTTGTTAGCATTAACCTCAAGTGGCTGGGGCAGTTACTTGTTCTGGTCGCTATGCTTGTTTATGGGTATTGGCGTATTGAAAGTAGACTTGGTCATCTTGAAAAAGAAATGTTATTGGCAGATGGGAAGATTGGGGACTTACTTGGTAAGCACATCGTGGAAGAACAGATACAACGTGAACAACTCGAAGAGAAAGTAAATTTTTATGAGAAGGAATTTAACATTAATCCCTTATCTTGGGGAAAGCGTAACAAGAAATGACTTCTGATATTATAACATTAATTCAAGAATTAGGGTTTCCAGTTGCAATCAGTGTTGGATTAGCATTTGCTTTATATAGTGTAGTAAGATTTATTCTAAAGGAAAAAGTAGAAGACACTTTAAAAAGATTTGATGAGAAACACGAAAATTTACAACGTAGATTAGATAAAATTATGGATGAACTTGGCAAGATAAAAAAGTGGAATGCAGAGATTAAGTCTGATTTAAAAATTTATATTGATTTAGTAATGAGAAATAAGTGAAGAATGAGAAAGAATTCAACATTAATCCATTAAGTTGGGGAAAAAGGAAAAAGAATAAATAATGCCTTTCAATGATATTATAGATATACCTATTATTCGACCTGAAAAAGTTGTTGAAAATGATTATGATGATAAAATTACATACACAAGGCAAGATGCCTTGAGAAATGTATACAGAGCAAAGAGAAGTAATATAATCAATAAAGGAAAGACAAATGGCAGAAAACCAAAATAGCGAAGTGCAGGTAGACCCTGCTCTTACACAAGAGCTTCAGCAACTTGAAGATAAATTTGAACCGAAGACAAATGAACAGGAAGCAACCGAGCCTACTGTAAATCTAATTGAAAAAGACGGTGAGCTGTATATCAACAGCGAATCAGATGATGTTGTGAATGATGCAGACCCTGAAGAGGGAGAATCGAGTCAAGAATTAACACAATCGGATGAATACACCACCGATGGGAATAAACCATCACCGTTCCATGACAAATCGAAGGATGACCTTGTTGATATGGTAGTCAACGCCCAAAAGATGATTGGCGACCAGTCCAGCGAAATTGGTGAACTTCGAAAGTTAACGGCTGAAGACGAAGATTTGTCTGAAGCTGAACTTTTGGAACGACTCTCTGCTAACGATGTTCAGGATGCCCTTTCTACGGAAAAGGCTAAATTGGATGAAATTGACCCTTATGATGCAGATGCTGTTTCCGAACAGCGTTCACTTATAAGAGAAATGGAAAACGACCTGATTAATAAACGGACGCAGGAACATCTCGAATCACGGCTGAATGGTCGTGATAATGAAGCATTTGTTTCTACAATGAAGCAACGCTTTAACGACGATGGAATTGAGGTATCTGATGATGAGTTTAATGCTGTCAGCGAGTTAGCGAAGGGATACACTGAAAATGGGCTGTTAACCGAGAGAGCCTACCACAAAGCCATGATTGATGAATTTGGGGTAGACAAGGTAGCAAAAAACTACC